CTTTGGACTAAATATAAAAAGTGGCAACCTCAGCCTTTAATTATAGCTGCAAAAGATAAACGCAAAGCTGAATTAAGTAAATAGCCATGGCATACTCAAAAGAACAACACCTCCAAGAGAGGGAATACCAACAGCACGAAAACAACGAACGTGAAATTTTGCAGAAGCATTACGGACTAAACGAAGTAAATGGGACTGCTCGAGATAAAAAAGTAAAAACTAAAAAACAAAAACTATGAAAATTAGATGCTCATCTATCGGTAAAATAATGGCCGATGCAAAAGGAACCGGAATTACAGCAAACCAATTGAAGAACCTTGCTGAACTGGAAGAAAAGAAAAAGCTGAAAGGCCTGACTAAAGTGCAACAAAAAACACTCGACGGTTTAATTTTAAAAAGGGCAGCTCCCCCGGAATTGTCACAAGGAGGTAAAACCTACATTAAAAGCTTAGTCAATCAGGAAGTATTCGGTTACAAATCGAGAGTGTACACACCTGAAATGCAAAAAGGCCACCAAGTAGAAGACGAAAGTATCGAACTATTCAATGAGGTATTTGGATCCACATTTGAAAAGCATAATGGTAAGATGGAAAACGATTACATTCAAGGCGAGTGCGACTGTGTTGACAAGGAAGAACTAAACATTGTTGTTGATATTAAAAGTCCCTGGAGCATTGAAACCTTCCCGACCATTGGAATAGATGGAAAGGACTCCGATTACGAGTGGCAGCTTAGAGGGTACATGTGGCTTTATGATTGCGACCTTGCTACACTTGCTTATTGTATGGTTGACACCCCGGAGGACTTACGCAGGCCTTGGGAGTCACTTTACCTGCATGAAGTATCTCATATTGAACCAAGGCTAAGAGTAACAACTATTGATTTTCAACGCGACAAAGCTCTTGAAGATAAGATTGCCGAAAAGGTAAAGCTTGCACGAGTATATTACGAAGAGTATAAAACGTTATTACTTAACAAGAATCAATAATGAAGGATCCAAGGGATTATTTGGAAGATAATAAAGTATGGTGGGGGATATTATTCTTCGCCATACTTCTTTTGTTTTTTATCTACCAGTACGAAGAATTAATAAAAGGTTAAATAAGTGCCTTTATGCTTGCGTGTGTAATAGTTGTCATGTATATTAGACTCAACTAAAAAACAAACAACTATGAGTAACTTAAAAAATTCAAAAATTTACAGCAAGGTGGTAACGGACATCGCCTTAAAAAGAAAAGGAATAAAAGCTGAAAAGGAAAGCGAACTAACAAAAAAGAACTGGAAAGTGCTAATTGAAAACGCAGGAGGCGACAGAACAATAGCGGAACTATCAGTTGAAGGATACTTTAACGGAAACGGCTCGGAAGCTTTGGAAGAATACTTAGGAGAATAAATAACATAGGGGTGTAAAAACCCCTTTTTTAATAACTAAAAAACAAAACTATGTCAAAAGCATCAAAAGAAACACATTTATTACAGCAGGAATTTGGCAACATACAAACTGCAAAACAAATAATCGAAAACTATCTAAAATTTAAAGCCGGAATGTCAAGCGCAGACCTAAGCGATACACTCGGGATGGTTTACTCTACATTTTGCGCGAGACTTTCGGAACTGGTGGACGAGGGAAAGGTATATTACAAAGGAACGGAAGAGTTCTTTGACCGTAAAAACTCTAAAATATACTTCGAACACAACGAGGAAAAGCAAAAGGAAAGAGCAAAAGAAGTAAAAAGAGCCAAATTCCAAAAGACTTTGAGAAGGTTGAAAAACGACTTTGAAGACCTAATGACGGTTGACATGGTAATAATCATCGACACAGAGCTTGCCTAATGCCAATTACAAAGAAACCATCAAGCCTACTGACAAAGGAGCAAAAGGAAATAATCGCCTTCCTTTATGGAACTGAACTTAAAGGATTAGTTTTAGTTCAAAAAAAAACCGGAGTCCGAAGAGCTTTGATCCAACGTTACCTTATAGAAGTTGGAATATACAGACACCGTTACGGTTCTGTATATTACTTTCCTGAACCTGAAAACAGAATGTGGAGCAAACATGAAGAGCATTATGGCCGTAACGGAGCGAATTTAAAATACACATGGGACGGCCTAAGCGAAACCGAGCAGGCAATGGTTGACGAAAAGAACCACGACGAATTGAAACAATTTTAAAACTATATTATGACACCAATAGAGTATTACATCAAAAACCACGGAGACTTTAAACCTGATATTACTATAATAGAAATGACTGTTTGTAAGGCAATGGGTATTACAAGAAAAATGTTGAAGAGCAAATCCCGACAGCAACCAATACCCATGTCGAGGTATTTATGCTTCAGGTTTGCGAAAAATAATAATCTTTTTAGATCCCTTCAAAAGATAGGAGAGATTTATGGAAAAGACCACGCAACTGTTCTGCATGGTTTCAGAGAGATAGAAAACAGAATTGAGACAGACAAAGAGTTTGCTTCTTTATACGATAAACTTTTAATGGAATTAGGATGAAGGATCTAATAATTGAATTTATAACGGTTGACTTTTGGGGCAGGGCGGTGTTCAAACTTCAAGATAAAGAGGTTTATTTTGGAGGATTGGACTCATTATTCCCGGACCCGGCAAAAGCACCAAACGGCACAAAAGAAGAGATAGAGGATTATTTCAGGGAAAATACTGATGAAATCGTACTATTCGGCAGCGAGATAGATTGCGATCCTGATGGAAGAAGAAGTGAAAAATGGAACTTTATTATAAATTAAGTGTTATGTTTAGACCAACTAAAAAACAAAACTATGGCAGACAATAAAAAATCATTCGTGGCATATTGCGACTGGGGAGACATATTCGATGAACTCTCCGACGAAGAAGCAGGAGTTTTGGTTAAACACTTATTCGACTATGTTCGGGATAAGGATCCAACACCAAAAGACAAACTGACAAAACTCATGTTTATACAAATACAGCAATCACTAAAGCGCGATTTGTTAAAATACGAGAATTACTTGAAAAAACAGTCGGACAACGGTAAAAAAGGAGGAAGGCCAAAAAACCCACCGGTTAACCAAAAAACCCAACCCTTTAATAAAGAACCCAAAAAAGCTGACAGTGTTAATGTTAATGTAACTGATAATGGTAATGTAAATGATAATGATAATGATAATGTTATAATGGAAAGTAGTAAGCAAGCTTACCACAAGCATATTTATCAATGTTATGATTATTTACTTCAATACTTCGATGAGCATTTACACCCTAAAACGGAAAGCCAAAAGAATAAGTGGTTAGATACAATCGAAAAATTGAGAAGGCTTGATAAAATACCTTATAAAACTATTGTTGAAATAGTGCAGAAAACACGGGCCGACAGTTTTTGGGGTAAGCACTTCTTATCTTTAACCAAGCTTCGAAAAACAAACAAGGACGGTGTAAAATATGTAATAGTATTCAACGAACAAATCAAATCAAATGGAAAAGGACAACAAACAAACGGGCAGCAGTATAGTAAAGAGTGGCTCGACCAACTTGCCGAAGACCTTAAGTAACGAGGTTCAGGAAATAGAGAACAAATATCTGCAGAGTTTAAGCGCACATGATCAAAGGATTGTCGCGGAGGTTCCATACAAGCGGTTTTGTGAAATATGGAACATAAACGAAACGAAGCTTTTATTACGTAAAATTTCATTTGTAGGAGATTCAATCAAAGCGGAAACCCCCTCCATTGGCTTAATATCCCGGCTGTATGGCTCGAAAAGAATAAAAGCGTACATAAAGCTGTGGGTTGCAGACTTGATCAACACGACGAACGTAAAGCGCAAACCGACGGAATCACAAATCGACATGATTGCTGAATACATAGTTCAGGATTACCGGAACCTGACAATTTCGGATGTGTTCTTAGTATTTAAGGATGTAAGCCTTGGGAAGTATGGAGAAATGTTTGAGAATATCGACGCGATGAAAGTACTCGGATGGTTTACGACGTACTCCGTAGAACGGACACAAGCGTTTATTATGAAAAGGGAAAGCGACCACTCACAACACAAGTCGGAGTCCAGGAGCAAAGTAGAAGGGGACCTTTTCCAAAAAATAGGAGGTATGAGTGACGCCATGAATGTAATGTCAATGAATCACAAAAAGAAAAATAAATGAAAGCAAAGAAGATTGGATGGTTTAGCTGCGGAGTAACTTCTGCTGTTTCTTGTAAATTAGCAATTGAAAAATACGGCAAAGAAAACGTCGAGCTTTATTACATGGGTATAAAAACAGCGCATGAGGATAATGTTAGATTCATGAAAGATTGTGAGGAATGGTATGGAATGAAAATAAAAACAGTTACATCCGATAAATACACGGATCAATTCGATGTAATTGAAAAGACTGGTTATGTAAATGGAGTTGCAGGAGCAAGGTGTACATTGGAATTGAAAAAGAAGGTGCGCTACCGTATAGAGGAAGAGGTAAAATATGACGGTCAAATATTCGGATTTGAGTTTGTTAAAAAGGAGATAAACAGAGCGATAAGGTTTTCACAGCAATTTCCTAATTCTAAACCAATCTATCCTTTAATCGATAGGAAAATAAACAAACCTCAAGCTGCAGAGTTGCTTTTGTATAATGGAATAAAACTCCCGAAAATGTATGAGTTAGGATTCCACAACAACAACTGCATAATGTGTGTTAAAGGAGGAAAAGGTTATGCAAACCATGTTAGGAAACACTTTCCAGACCATTTTAAAAGAATGTCTAAGCTTGAGCGAAAGGTCGGTAATTCATGTATCAAAGGAGTGTTTTTAGATGAGCTGAGTCCAACTGCAGGAAAACATGAACCACCAATAGTACCTGATTGTGGCACTTTTTGCGAGATAGAATTTGCAGACATATTGGATCCGAACACGGAGAAAGTACTTGCAGGCTACAAAACAATGAAACAACTTAATTTATTTTAAACAATAAGACTATGACGAAAGAAGAAATAAACGAAGCAATCAGCAAAGGGCTTTACAATCGTTTAGGCGATGAATGCTTAAAACTAGACCAACAAAACAAAGAACTAACAGAAGAAGTTTCTAAATTAGAAAATACTCTAAGAGTTCAAGGAAATGTTATTTTGAAGTTAACCGATGCAGAAAGAGAAATAACCCAACTTAAAACCAAGTTAGAAGAAGCTAATAAGGAAGTGGAGAGGTTTAAGGAGTTTTGTGAATACGTAAAAGAACACCACGATGGGGTAGGAATTGCATTAGGTTATAATTCTGATAAGATGCTTGACGAACTACTTAAACACTAACAAATAAAACAAAGATGAAAGAACTAAAAGGTAAAGCGAAAATAGATTTTAATAAGTGGATGAAACCTAACCCATTAGAACACGGAAGATACGGACAACTAATAACAAACACTTTTGACAATATGCCTTTTGCATTACAAAGCGGTGTTATATTAGAGTGGTTGGATAGTGTAGGAGTTTATATTATAATCGAGCCAATGAACCCCGATAGATTCAAATATGAACTTTGGACTTTAGATAATTACTATGATGGTTTTATAGAGCCAATAACAAGACAAGAAGCCTTAAAAGAAGCAATTAAAAAAGCAGTAGAAATTTATAATAAAGATTAGTTATGTTATTAGACACATCAAAACCATTTGAAGCAAAGAAAGCTCAAACCCGGCTCGACTTCCTAATTGGGAAAGGAGCAAAAATAGACATTACTGAAAAGCGACCACCTCGAAGTGTAAGACAGAACTCATACCAACATGCATTGTTTTCATTGTTTGCTTTGGAGTTTGGCTATACTGAAAAGGAAGTGAAACAAAATATATTCAAAAAAGATGTAAACGAGCAGTTGTTCAAAATCGAATTTACCAATAAAGAGACTGGGGAAGTTTCCGACGATTGGAGAAGCTCTTCAGATTTAGACACCAAAGAAACAACACTCGCTATTGAAAGATTCCGTAATTATAGTGCGCAGCATGGATTGTATTTGCTAACTTCGGACGAGTACATTGAACAAAAGTTTTATATTGATCAACAAATACAAGAAAACAAACAGTACTTATGAAAATTTACATTAGTGGAAAGATTACCGGAATTGAAGAACAAGCACCGTCTATTTTTAATATTGCAGAAAGAACGCTGCAAGAGGAAGGACACGAAACTGTCAACCCTATGACGTTAAACCATAACCACGACAAGTCATGGAAAAGCTACATGAAAGAGGATGTAAAAGCCATGATGGATTGCGATGCTATTTACATGATAAGCAACTGGAAAGAAAGCAAAGGCGCAAAAATAGAATTAGAGATTGCAATACTAATGGAGCTTGATGTTATATTTGAATAATGGCAAAGAAAAAGGCAAATAGAACGTGCAAGCATTGTAAAAAGAAATTCGAGCCACAATACTCAAGTGTGCAGATGTGCTGCACTCCAACTTGCGCTTATGCATACTCGAAAGCTCAGGACGAGAAGAAGCGAAAAGCTAAAAGCAAAGCCAAAACAAAGGAAATGCGCGAAGCATTGAAAACGAAGTCTGACTATGAAAAGGAGCTTGAAAAGGTAGTCAATGAATACGTGCGTCTCCGGGATAGAAACCAACCATGTATTTCGTGCGATGCTCCTGCAGGAACTTACACTGATTCGGCCGGGCATTATTTTCCGCAAGGATCCAATAAGAACATCCGGTTCGATTTAGATAACATACACAGCCAATGTTGGTATAATTGCAATAAAAAGAAATCAGGAAACCTCTCGGAATATTTACCAAGGCTTATTAAAAAAATAGGACAGCAGGCTTTCGATGAATTGGTTGACCGAAAGAACAGACCGAGCCATTACTCAATCCCGGAACTAATCGAAATGAAAGTGAAGTTTAAGGACATGGTTAAGGAGTTAAAAAGGCAGATTAGTTAAATATTATGTGTATGTTTAAACAACTAAAAAACAAACAATGATTAAAGTAGGAAGCGACTTTTCAGGAGTCGGAGCATTTGACCAAGCTTTAAAACGGTTAAAAATAGATTACAAAACAGTTTTTTCTTGTGATTGGGATAAATACGCAAGGCAAACATACATCGAAAACTATGGACAACCAGACTATTATCCACATGACGTTTACGAGCGTGAAATACCAAAGGAGAGTATTGATATTTACATGACCTCTCCACCTTGCCAAGCATTTAGTTTAGCAGGAAATAGAAAAGGAGAGAGTGAAGAAAGAGGAGTTTTATTTTATAATAGTCATGAGTTTATAGTAAAGAACAAACCACGCTTTTTTATATTTGAGAATGTTAAAGGATTACTTTCAGATGATGGAGGCAGAACCTTTCAAAGATGGATTGATTATTTAGCTAAATCGGTAAATGGAACACCTCTTGTATTTCCACACGAAGAATCTGCAAATTATCATGTCTATCATAAGGTGCTAAACTCCAAAGAACATGGTGTGCCTCAAAATAGAGAACGAATCTTTATAATAGGCATTCGAGATGATGCCGACAATAACTTCACCTTCCCTCCGAAAGAGCATTTGAAAAAAGGGTTAAAGGATGTTTTAGAAGATGATGTTGATGAAAAGTACTTTTTAAGTGAGAAAATGCTCAAAGGATTAATGAAATCTAACGAAAACAACGACTTCAAAGGTAAGTTCGAGCCATTACTCGGAACGGAAGAACATGCTAAATGTATCACTACTGCAGCTGGGAGCAGAAAAACAGATAACTTCATAAAGGTTGGGTACATAAACAAAGACACTCAAGGAGGGCAGGTGTTTTCATACAGAGGTATTTCTCCAACGCTATCTGCAGGAACACATGGATACGCTAATGGCTATGTTCAAATAAAATCAGCAACTTCAAAAGGTTATGAAACGGCAAAAATAGGAGACTCAATAAACTTCAGTCAACCAAACTCCGAAACTCGAAGAGGAAGAGTAGGTAAAGGAGTTGCACAAACATTAGATACAGCATGTAATCAAGCCACAATAACACACGAAAGAATAAGAAGGTTAACACCTAGAGAGTGCTTTAGACTCCAGGACTTCCCCGATACTTTCAAAATGCCTTGTTCAGATTCTCAGATGTATAAACAAGCGGGCAACTCCATCCCGGTGGGATTATTGGTAAAAATACTCGAAAGGCTACCTTTGTAATCGAATAATTATTATATTTACAGCAGACTAAAACAAACGATTGAAACAATTCTTCATAAAAACACGAGCCGGACACTTCACAACAATGATGGTTTTAGGCATGGCAGGATGGTCATTAGCATGGTATTGCTTTGATGGATCCACCTTTCAATATATTATTGGCCTTCCATTTGTTGTTGTTTACTCATTAATGGCAGCATTGTTTTGTGATTGTGATAAATGGATTTAAATTTGAATTATGAATAACGCACAGATTAAGCAGGTACAAGACATGACAATTAAACAACTGGACGGTTTAAAAACATTGGTTGAGAACACTTTAGTTGAGTGGAATGAGACGAACATACCATTAAACTTTTTACATAAGGCAATTGTAGAGGCAAAAATTAACCCGAGAAAGCAAAACATAAAAGCAGCTCGTGATTATTTCTTACAGTTTAACAAAACCTTATCCGTATTAGAGAAGCTTTGCAAAAAAAATGCAGAAAGCATGAATGTAAAACACATACCTTTGACTGTATTTAATAAGTTTGTCGACCATATTAAAACAGTATTCTTGGAATCATCAAATAAAAACATGGACTAATGACATCAAAACAAAAAAAAGCACTAAAAGAATTATTTGTAGCAATACCAGTATCCGCAATCGCATTAGCATCTGTCGTACCGGCATGCATTTATGTTATTAAATATTGCGTATGGATGTGGACAATGATAATGAATTAACGGCATTAGATTTAAAGATAATCGATTGGCTAAACAATGAAACAACCCGGTTTTATAAATACGAATTGGAATGTGGGTGCGGTTATGCTAAAATAGACCGTTACACGCTAAGTAAAGCACAAAAGGAACGATGGACAATAGAACAGAAGAACAAAAACAGCCAGTAGTTAAGGATAAAATAAGCAAAGTATCAGGCCGACCTGACTTGGTTTATACCTCAATTAAACGAGGACTGTATAAAAAGCGAATTGCTCCAAAAGGAGGAACGTTCTTAATAGTAAAAATAAAGCACGAGAAGAATCAAGCGACATACTCTTCGCACCATCTCATTCCAGTTGATACAAAACCTGAACAAATCGAAGCGTTGGAAACTGCGTTAATAAACAACTTAAGGAGCAAATACGAAATATAATGGAGATACTAATCAAAGCACTAATAATAAGCCTTTTTTGTGTAGGCTTGAGAATAATATCAGGTCCGGGAATGCTTCTCTACTTTTTGAGGATGCCTTACGAGTATTACAAAAACTATGGTGTATGGGCAAAACACTTTGAGATGAATGAAAGTTTTGAGTTGCCACAGAGCGCAATAAGAAGATACAATCTTGCATCATACCTACTTAAGCCAATAATCGGTTGTGGCACTTGCATGGCCTCTGTTTGGACTATTGTAATCGAACTCGGATATTATAACACATTCACGATTCAATCAGTAATCATTGCTTTTGTAGTGGCTGCATTGAACTCTATTATTCACGCTTATTACGAGAAACTAACAAAATAAATATGGATCTAATAGTAATAGAAGAAATTGATAAGTCGGACGACGAAAAACAAGTAATCGGTGTAGCTTCGACGGTAGAATATGCAGAAATAATGATTCAGCGATTTTACGGAGGGGTTAACAAGTTTGTTATAAACTCAAAAAAACAAATCCAAGAGTCAGGTTTGGAGTATTCTATGGAGATAACAGTACTTGAAGAAGAAAACTTTGAGGAATTTGATGCAATAATTGTATTAAGAAAGTTTAAACTAAACGAATAAAAACTTGGAAAGTAAGGAGCTGCCATGATTAGACAGAAGGGGTCATGAAGGTAGCTCCTGCTTATCCACTAAAACAAATAAAATGGCAGAAATTACAGCAGAACCAAAACAACCAATTAAAGTGCGCATAGTAAGAAATCCTTACACCGGGAGAAACGTTGTTCACTATGTGGATCAATACGGAAGAACACGTCAAGCAGCATTGAAAAACAGATAATAATCATTACATTTGAATCATGGCAAAGACAACCAATTTCAATTTAACAGAACTAAAACCGAACCTTGACAATCCGAGGTTTATCTCCGACGAAAAGCTCGAAGAACTAAAGACATCTATTACCAAATTCAAAAGAATGATGGAGTTGCGTCCTATCATTTACGATGAAGACATGGTAATCCTTGGGGGTAATATGCGTTACACAGCTTTGATGGCTTTGAAGCGACACAAAGTACCACCTGAATGGGTTAAGCAAGTAGTCGGACTAACAGCCGAAGAGAAGCGCGAGTTTATTATAAAGGATAACGTCGGCTTTGGAGAGTGGGATTGGGAAGTTCTACATGGAGATTGGGACACAGAAAAACTAGGAGAGTGGGGACTTGATGTTGTGCCATTTGAAGAGGACACTGTATTGGAAGGAAAAGAGGACGACTTCGACGTGCCAGTTGGAGGAAGCGAAACAGATATTGTACTCGGAGACCTTATTGAAATCGGCCACCATAGATTACTATGCGGAAGCTCAACCGAAACCGACACATGGGAAAAGGTAATGGACGGAAAACTGTGCGACCTTGTCGTTACGGATCCACCATACAATGTAGATTACACCGGGAAAACAAAAGACTCCCTTAAAATCGAAAACGATAAGAAGGAAGACAGCGACTTTTACCAATTCCTTTATGACTTCTACACAGCACTCGGAGCATACACAAAAAAAGGTGGCGCATGGTACGTTTGGCATGCTGACTCCGAAGGAGCGAATTTTCGAAGCGCAATGGCTAACTCCGGGATAATGGTTAAACAATGTCTTATTTGGGTTAAAAACTCCATGGTAATGGGACGACAAGATTACCATTGGCAACACGAACCTTGCCTTTACGGATGGAAAGAAGGTGCAGCACACTCATGGTTTACTGATAGGAAACAGACAACTGTCATGAACTTCGATAGACCATCAAGGAATACGGAACACCCAACAATGAAACCAATCCCTTTAATCTCATACCAAATAACAAACTCATCCAAACAAGGAGACTTAGTTTGCGACGGCTTTTTAGGGAGTGGAACTACTATGGTTGCAGCACACCAATTAGAAAGAACATGCTTTGGAATGGAGCTTGATCCAAAATACTGCCAAGTGATAGTTGACCGTATGATGAAACTAGACGCTGACCTTGTCGTAAAGATTAACGGGAAGAAGTACAAAAAGAAGTAATTATGAAAAGTACAGATTTAAGAATAGGGGATTATGTTAATGTAGAACTACACATTCCAATACCTCTAAGAATAGAAGCTATAACCGGGAGTAGTGTTAGTGTTACGGGATTAGAGAAAAACAGATACACTCCATTTACCTTGGATAGAGTTAAACCAATACCACTAACAGAGGAATGGTTATTGAAGTTTGGGTTTGAGACTAAGCCATCAAAAAACACAATTTCATCATTTGAAAAGGGTAAGCTATCAATAGTTTTGGAGGATAATTTCCAATACAAAGATGGGCGTACTTATTTTAATTCATGGTGTGTAATTGAGAGCCAGCCAAAACACGTACACCAACTACAAAACCTTTACCACGCTTTAACTGGGGAAGAACTAACAATTAAAGAACTTGATCAAGAAGGTCAACCGATACAATATTGGGGTGGTAAGAACTAAAAAAACCTTCACGAAATCTCACACATAAAAAAGATGGCAAAGAAAAACACCAAAAACGAAGAGCAAAAGGAAGACCAAGAACGCACGAAAAAGGCGAAGGAGTCCATGTTGGTTGCGTTGGAATCTACTCTTGGAGTGGTAACCCCTGCGTGTAAGTCTGTTGGTATAAGCCGTCGAACGTTTTACACTTGGAAGTTAGAGGACAATGACTTCAAAAAGGCTGTGGAGGATATTGAGAACATTGCTCTTGATTTTGCTGAAAGCCACCTGCATAAGAATATAAAAAAAGGTAAGGAATCGTCAACCATATTCTATTTAAAAACTAAAGGCCGTGGCCGAGGTTACATTGAGAAAAAGGAAATGGACGTTACTACTGGTGGAGAGAAGATAAACCAAACTGTCGACCTTACTAAATTAGACACCGAAACATTACGAGCATTAAAAGAAGCTGCAAAGAACGATGAAGATAACAACTGATGAAGTACTGATTGAATTATCGAGACGTCATCTGTTGGACTATACACACCAAACGATGGTGGAGTTTCAGGCAACACGCTTTCATAAAACATACTATGAGGTGTTAAACCTATTTGCTGAGAAGAAGATAAAAAACCTAATGGTTACTATTCCACCTCAACATGGAAAGAGTACCGGCTCAACAATACAGCTCCCTTCTTACATACTCGGCAAGTCTCCAAACACCAAAATAGCAGTTGGTTCGTACTCATCCACATTTGCAAAGAAGTTCAATAGGCAAATACAAAGGATAATTGACACCAAAACTTATCACGACATATTCCCGGGAACAACCCTTAACCAATCAAACGTCGTAACTGTATCATCAAACTATTTAAGAAACTCTGAAGAGTTCGAAATAGTAAATCGTAGAGGCTCGCTAAAAGCGGTGGGACGTGGTGGCCCGTTAACTGGAAACCCGGTTGATGTTATGATAATGGATGATTTATACAAGGACGCAGCCGAGGGCAACAGCCCGATTGTAAGGGCTTCTGTTTGGGATTGGTACTCTTCCGTTGTAACTAAACGTTTGCACAATGATAGTCAACAGCTTATTGTATTCACTAGGTGGCATGAGGACGACCTTATTGGTATGCTCGAGAAGAAGGACGAGGTAATTACCATTGAATCACTAGAGGAAATTGAAGACCTTGAGGAAGGTTTCGACGGTTGGATAAAGATAAACTTCGAAGCAATAAAGGTTAGTGAAGCAACAGAGCTTGATCCAAGAGAGGAAGGAGAGCCATTATACCCTGAGAAACATGGATTGAAGAAGCTTGAAAAGGAACGCGAAATGGATCCTGAAAAGTTTGAGTGCATGAACCAAGGTAACCCAACATCACAAGAAGGACTTTTATACCATCCCTTCAAAACGTATGGCCGAGTGCCTGAATTACGAGAACGCAAAAATTATACGGACTCGGCTGATAGTGGTCAGGATTACTTATGCTCAATCAACTATGGCATGCCCTTGGATGAAGCGGACAACAATATTTATGTAACGGACGTGCTTTATACACAAAAGGGTGTTGAACACACAGAGCCTTGGATGATAGATTTACTATTGAAAGGAAAGATTGGTGTTGCAGATATTGAACGCGCTCCAGGGACAAGGCTATGGGCCGAGGCAATCACAAGCGCAGTCGAAAAATACTGCTCTGTTAACGTATTCAGTCAAACGCAAAACAAAGAAGCAAGAATATACACGAACAGCGCAACGGTAAACCGAAGGTTAGTATTCCCGGAGGACTGGCACATACGTTGGCCCGAATTTTACAACCACGTTAGGTTATACAAGAAGCTGTTCAAGGCCAACAAAAACGACGACTCTGCAGATACATTGACCGGGGTAATTGAAATGGCAAGCGAGGGAGATTTCTTTGTATTCTGATGAATTAAAAAAAAACATTAAATTTGTACAAACATTATTTCAATGGGTAAGATTCAAAACTTTTTTTCAGGACTCTTCAGCGAAAACAAATTACATCGTTACGAAGTCTACCAAATAGGTGACCCTCGTGCGTTCGATTTCGGAGGTCATAGTTCAACGATAAACCATGCTTACAACCGAAATAGTGACGTCTATTCCATCATTAAAAGACTGTCAACGAACGCTTCAAAGATACCAAGACAACTATGGAAGGAAGCAAGAAACGGAGAGTGGGAGCAAGTACATGAAGGGGACCTTTGGGAGATAGTTACTAAGCAGCCAAACCCAACACAAAACATTTATGACTACGTAGAAGAGTCGATTACCAACCTACTTCTTAGAGGCGAGGTATTCAGAAAAGGAAGAAAGCTTGTAGGTTTTGGAGATACATTTCAGGAGCTTTATGTGTTAAATAACGCAATGATTAAAGTAGATAGTGAAATTATTGGTTACAGAGCGCAGCCAACAAAATATTGTATTACAATTGACGGTAAAGACATACCGATTGAATTAGACGAAATAAACCACGTGCTGTATTATAACCCTTCTTCACTAGCAATGAAACAGTATAGAGGACTGTCTCCATTGGAGGCAGGAATATTACCTTTGATTTCATCCACCGAGAACAAGACAGCGCAGTCTGTTATGGTAAAAAACGGTGCGCCTCGTGGCATTTTATCTTCGAGAGGTAACAGAGGAATGACTGAAAACCAAGGAAAACAATTGCAAGAAGCAAACGACCAACGTATGTTAGGCTCTGAGAAATTCGGAAAACCAATCATTACGAGTGCAGACGTTGACTTTGTAAAAATGGGATTGGATCCAACTCAGTTAAAAATATTAGAATCGTCTGTAATGAGCAAGCGAGACTTGTGCGATTTGTATGGTGTTGACAGTTCATTGTTTAATGATCCTGCAAATAAGACTTATAACAATCGCAAGGAAGCTGAGAAAGCAATGTGGACAAACGCAGTTATCCCGGCAAACGAAAAAGATATTCGTGGCCAATCGGAGTGGCTTCTTCCTGCATACAACAAACGCGACAAGACCACTTATCAAGTAAGGCAGGATTTATCTTTATTGCCAGTACTTCACGAGGACGAAGCAAGAAAAGCAGTAGGTCAAGAACGTGTCAGTAAAATAATAATTAGTACATTAGTGGCAGATTTATCGAGAACGCAGAAGATAAACACGCTGATGCACACATTAAATTTGTCGGAAGACGACGCAACAAACTTAGTTGGTAATGCCTAAAAACGTTAAAATAGAACAATTGAAAGAGAAGATTAAGTCTATCAAAGAAGACGATCCAAGGAAGGCTGCGATACTAAAAGACCTCAAGAAAAAAGAACAAAAAAGTGTTACCAAATGATTAAAGCAATAGAGTTTCCAAACAGAGAGTTTTCAACAAAAGCGGAGTTGTTTAAACACCTACATGAAAACCACGACAAAATTGTGTCGGTTAAAAGCGCATCATTAAAAAACACTGATAGCTTAAAGTTGCTGCCTATCGGTAACAAGGTTAACTCAATCAAAGGGGTTGACGTTCCTGAAGGTTCTGTAATGGCTGTTATCAACACTACCAAGTACATGGATAGTCATAACGACGTTCACTTGGATGGCATTTGGAATAAGACAGTTAAGGACCAACAAGGCAAAATATTCTACATCGCTGACCACAAACTAGAGCTTACATCTATCATTGCATTTCCGAAAGACGTACACATGTCGATTCAGGAGATAGCATGGAAAGACCTCGGTGCGGATTACTCCGGGAATACTGAAGCTTTAATATTTACAGTTGATACTTCAAACATCGAGTTGGATCAAGCGAGAAAGGTTATTGATAAGAACATCGACATCGACCACAGCGTTCGCATGCAATACATCAAGTATGACTTAGCAATGAACTCTGACGACGCAGAGCATAAAGAATTTAAAAAGTTATGGGACAGCACAATCAGTTCTGTAGCAAACAAAAAGCAGGCCGAAGAGCAAGGTTATTTTTGGGCTGTTAAAGAAGCAAGAGTATTCAAAGAAGGAAGCATGGTGTTGGCAGGATCCAACGACATAACTCCAATGTTAACTTCTGATAAACATATTGAGCCGTCAGACGACACTCATAAAACCGAGCCGGAGGATTCCACTCAAAACGAACACGAATCATTTTTCAAAAATTTAAGTTAAACTAACGTCGAGCTGAGACAGAAAATTAGCAACAAAATGCAAAAAAGAAAAACAAAAACAAACAAACGAATGAAACAAGTTAAGAGCTTCAATGGAAGAGTGCTTGGATTTTTCGCCCTTGTTGTTGGGATGGTATTATTCGCAGCGACTGGAAGTGCTATGGACTACATGGAAATGGCAGGATTAAACATTAGTGAAGGAGTTGAGACTATCGTAGGAGGTATGTCTTGGGCATCTGTTCCATTGATGGTAACTATTAAAGGTGTGTCAGGTATTACTGACGGGACCTTATTTGATGTAACGAAAGGTTTTGAAGGCTTTAAACAAGCAAAAGGAATCAACGAAGCTGCATTTAGTGAAATGACTGCAAAGGATGTGGCCAACTTATACAGTGAGTATATTGGTTTAACTGTTCAAGCAGGTATTGAAAACGCAACCAAAACGGACACAGAAACCAAAGAAGCGTTGGAGATAATGAAAAAAGAAATGAACCACACAATGAATGAATTAGTTAAATCTAATCAGGATGTGCTTAAAACTATGGCGAGCGAATTGACTGCGATGGTTGAGAAAGCTAAGACTGAAGGATCAACTAAAGGTGGGTTTCAAACTAGATTGAAGGAAGCTTTCGATGCAAAGAAAGAAGAGTTCGAATCTGCATTAGCTCAAAACAAATCTACAGTTTCAATGGTAGTTGAGAAAGCAACTCAAACTTATGGAGACATTACTGATGGAGAAGACTTCGCGCAAATGCGTCCTGGAGTAACTGACTCACCAGTTAGACGTCCAAGAGTAAGAAGTTTATTTTCTACTATTCCATTACAAACTGAGTTTTACAAGTATGTTGAACAAGAAACAGTTATTCGTGACGCTCAAAACGTTGCAAAATGTGCTGCTGTTGTATCTACTACTAAAGAAACTTTAATTGTAAGAGACATGCACACGAAAGTAATTAAGGACATGATCGACTTCTGTCGTTTATTTATCTCTGATTACCCATTCATGCAATCAAGAATCAATAAGTTATTGAACGAGTCTGTTGCTTTGAGAGAAGATAGTCAGTTACTTTTAGGTACTGGTTTAGGAGAGGAAACTTTCTCAATCGATTCTTATTCTTCTGAGTTCTCTGCAGCTAACCCTGCTTGTGTTCTTACAGCGAAGATTCAAGATGCTTCTATGGTTGATTTGATCTTAGGAATGAGAACTCAAATTGAAATCTTAGGAGAGCAAGAAGCGTTCATGCCGAATGTAGTATTAGTTAACCTTTGCGATTGGTTCTTAGGAGTTGAGTCTAGAAAAGACTTAAACAACAACTACTTGGATTCAAGAGTAACTGTTGTTAATGGTGTACCTTACATCGCAGGAATGATGGTTATTCCATTGCAGAACGTTGCAGCAAATTCTCTTTATGTGTTTGACTCTACTAAAGCTGAGGTTTTGGATAGAATGACATTTGAAGTTGAGATTGCTTTCCAAAATAAAGACAACTGGGAGAAGGAAATCGCGACAATCAAAGGTTTATGTAGAGTAAACTTATGGTGTCCAGTAAACTGGCAAAACGCTTTCATGAAGTGTTCTGACATTACTACTGCTGTTGTAGCGATTGACAAACCATAGTCAATACTCTAAAAATATAGAAGCGCACTTCCTCCGGGTTGTGCGCTTTTGTAGGTAAAAACAAACTCATTATGAAAGTAGAATTTATAAAAGACCATCCATCAGGTATTAAGAAAGGAGAGAAGTTTGACTTCCCGGAAGAACACGTTGCTCGACTAACTAAAGGCGGTTACCTGAAAGAAAAAGGACCCAAGGATTCTGACGAAAAGAAGTCGTCAACAAAAAAGTAATTACCCAATTTTTCAAAAACCTATTTAACAATTAAAGTGTTATGGCAATCGTGCAAATTTCCGATTTTAAAGATAACCCGACATACAACATCGCGTTAACTAGAAGAGCGCAAAAACAACTGCCTGCTTTGATTGATCAAATAGAGAAGGACGATCTGCAAGAACTATTGGGGTGTGAACTATACGATTTATTTATAGCAGACCTTACTGTGGCAACACCACAAGTACCACAAGCACAAATTTATTTAGACATATTCAATCCTTTTTGTAAGGACGACTCTATCTATTGCGGAGAGAGAAGCTTCGGAATGAAAGATATGCTTATGGGATTTATTTACATGGCTTGGCAATCATACGCTTTTACACAAGATACTGCAGGAGGGATGGTTTCAATTGATAACGAGAACTCCTTATTGTCAACTCCTGACGCAGCAGGGTTATACATAAAGCAAAACAGAGCAGTTGAATCTTACACTGCAATACAACGTTACATTTGTACAAACATGTCTGTGTACCCTACATTTGAGGGTATGAGAAAAAACTATTCAGGAATAATATGAGCAATCCAAAAACAATAACATTCTTATTTGGTGACGGTGCTGTTCACGATGCGAGTGTTTCAGAGGCATCAATATCTCAATTAGTATGCTTTCAATATGGTTGGAGCCTTGCACCATTGTCTGCAGGCCTTGGTGGTGGAGCAACTCCTGAATATACAATTGAAGTGTCAAACAACGACATAGATTTTGCGCCTTATTCTTCTGAAACAACAGCAGCAGACATTGATCAACCGTTCGATGATACTCACATGGTTTGGAAGTATGTCCGAATAAATTATGATGCTAAAACTAACGCAACCGGGACAGTAGAGTTCGAAATGACACTTAAACAGTAAACATGACACTCAAGCCAGTAATACACTTAGATAGATCCGGACAAGCTCCCTTTATTGGTTGGGCAGGAGAAGTAAATACGTTTGCTGAATTGCCACCTGCAATCGACAATGTAGGTTTGTTTTACATGGTTTTAAACGCTACTGGTACACGTTTTTTACTTAATTATAAAGCATCAGGCCTTTACCGTTCGGAAGGTGGCTCGTGGATCAAGAAAAACGACGTCGGCCTATACTTAAACGACGACCAATTTGCGGTTTATAATGCTGCAGATAACTCAAAAATGATTTCATTCGATGTTTCAGGGATAACAACCGGGACAAAAAGAACGGCAACATGGCAAAACTCTGACGGTTTAGTTGCGTGGCTTTCGGACATTATAACCTCTCACAACGCATTATCAGGTATTCAAGGTGGCGCAGCTGCTGATTATAACCATTTGACAACTGCTGAACTTACAGTCGTTCAAGCAATCGACCAAGTTTATACACTTGCAGAAAAGAACAAATTAAGCGGAATACAAGCACTTGCACAAGTCAATGTTCAATCAGATTGGAATGCAGTATCAGGTGATGCTTTTATTTTAAATAAACCGACAATTCCAACAGTATTAAAAACAAAATCTGGTATTGTTGCAGCAGTAACTTTTGTGGGTAATCCATTAAGAGCAACAGTAACTTTTACAACACCTTTTGCTGATGCAAATTATTCTATTTCATTAATAGAAACAACGAACGCAAACCGCAACTTCAACATGAAGGTTGATAGTGCGCCAACTGCAGCAGGGTTTACAATAAGTATGGGTTCAGAAAACAACAATAATTTAGTTGATGTTCGTTGGATTGCAATTAAAAACGGAGAAAATTAATCATGAGTTTAGCAACGGAAAGCATATTATTTGACAGCTTGACAGTAGATCCTGCAACACCACCTGATGGTTTGGTTTGGTATAGGTCAGACTTGAATCAATTTAGACAACGAGCAAACGGAGTTACAACAACACTTGGCGGTGGTGGTTCTTCTGAAAAGATAATTTCTTTGGCTTGGGGGTTCGATGGTGTTTATGGTCATTCGGGAAATTCTTATGTTGCTTTTATTTTTAATGTTATTATTCCAAAACTTGCAGACGTTGGAACATTTACAAAGGTCGAAGCAAAATTTGTAATCGATTATGAAACTGAAGGCTCAGCACAAATGAAAGCCGAGTTATTCGATTACACCAACTTTGTAGCTATTGCAGGAACAGAAGTTACATTTCCAAACCAAACTTGGGGACATGGTGCGAGTGGATGGATTGACTTAACTTCAAATGAAGGACATTCAATAAGATTAAGAAACAAAAGATTTGGTGGCGGTGGAACAAACAACGTAAAGGTAGAGGGTGCAACATTATTATTAAAATATACTTAGGATGAAAAGAATTTTTGGCGATACATTCAGAGCAACTGGTAATTCAAACGACCCTTCAGTTATCAACTTTAATATATTAGGGTTGCACAAGAAGGAGTATTTCGATACTAAAGGAGATTTAATAAAGATTGAACTTTACAAGTCATACGATGAAGAAACAAGCATATTCACAAATCTTGCAATTACAGACGAAAGAACTTACACAAGAAGTCCACAAACTGGATTAATAATAAAAAGAGATACTGTAATAACTTGGTACTATGAAGGTGGAGAAGTCGGACACACAACCTCAACAATCGAAAAATATTATTCAGCAAAGAAAGGTTTTGTTGCAAATAAGAGAGCAAGACGTAATGTAATTGACCAAGCTTCAATGTATTTGTATTCTCAATTATTAGCAAATGATGCTGTAAACGCAGATTCAAATGTTGATGATTTTGAAAGCTTAACAAATTCAGCACAATCGAAATACATTAATTCTAATATTCAACCTTTGCTTGACATCATTACAAATTCAACAGACAATACAAAAGACGAATACAGAGATTACATAACCGCAGCGATGCAAACAGTTTTACTTGGAATACTAACAATAAATTATAAATAATGAATTGGAAGAAAGAATTAAAACCGATTAGTGAATTGATTGCAGCCTTGTTGCTTTCCTTCATTTTAGTCCTTGGATTTATTTATAATGTATCAAAGCCATTGTGGGATTACAGAAAGCTTTCATTGGTTGGCCGTTTTGAAGCCACTCTTCAATGGTATGAGGACATGATTATACAGACTGTTTATGTATTATTTTATGTATTAAGGCACGTATTAGTGTCGGTGTTTTACTTCGTGACATTTAGATTTTGGAAAGCGATTAAACACTTGTTTCATGAAGTTGCAAGAGGCATTGATTTGCTTGGAAACGTACTTGCAGGAGAAATGATTGAGGACTTTATTACACCGGTTGAAAAGACTTACTTCGGCCTTGGTAAAATTACCATTAGTGCTGCGACTGGTTACGTTGAGCATTTGGCTTCTTCGGATCCAAAAGCAATGAATAAATTTGGTTGGTTTATAACCCGATCATTGAATAAATCGTTTAACGAAGAGAAGCATTCGATTTGGAGTTGGGAGCGAGAGATAAAGGACCATCCTTTGTATGGTAGAACAGATTATTTTGATTTAAGCATTTAAGAAAGTATTATGACTGACAAATTAATAGGCGAGTTTTTGAATTACGGTGTAGCAGGGTTGATGATAATTACCTTGCTTGTTTTTATTCGATTCCTAATTGTTTACATAAATAAACTTGACACCAATCATTCCCAAGAGCGTGAAGATTGGAAAAAAGAAAGCAACCGTCATGTAGAGAAGTTTGCTGAGGTGGTTGAGAAAAGCACAGAAGCGTTAACAACTATGAATGGCAAAATTAAGGGCCACCATGACACCTTAAAACGTATTGAGGACAAAATCAGCTGACATGAGCAAACTCCAGGACATAGCTAAAAAACACATCGTCACACTAATTGTTGGAGCAATTGCAGTAATATCACCTTTTGTTAAGGACGTTTTTATTACCGGGACAAAAGTAAAAACCAAGGAAGCTTTTATTTCTATGCTAAAGTCGAAAGAGGGAAGAGAGTTTATTTACCTCGTTTCAGATTCAGCTATAAATGTTACAATGAATGATCCAATGACATGGAACTTTGTCTTTGATAACGACCTTTTTAACGGCTATGTTGACAATAAAACAGTCGAATTTACCGGAAGAATGGACTTACAGATAGAGCAAGTGTATAAATCAATGTTTAACAAGGTCGATAGTGTTGCAAAGGATGTTGGAATAAGAACAGATGAATTAATCCCTTTAGTAACGCAAATGGCAAAGGCCTTTAAACGAGGAGATTTTGAAGTTAGATTTGTAAGAGCTGATTTTTAATGTGCCTAGATTATTATAAAACAAAAAAAAGAAATAACTTTAACCAATGTTTAACACAATCGACTACATGAGAGGAATCGTTGGAAGCATGACTTTCAATCAAGCCATTTCAAACATCAATTACGATGCTGTTAATAAAACGACCACTTTCGATACTTGCAAAACATACTGGGTGTTTCCTTGCTACATAATAAATATTGGAGGTGTTGATTACGAAGTCGTTACTTCCGAGGTAAATATGAGCATTACTGTAAAAGAAGAAGTGCCGATTACAGAAACAGAATATTCAATTGCAGCACCTAAATTCTTTCATGGAACACCAATGCAAGCGACAATTGAAATGGGAGCAGAGTCAGATTGGTTGGATAAACTTCCATTCGTTTACATCATAGAGCCGATGAAAGAGGTTAGGGACTTAAGGCCCTTACGTGTTCTTGAACGCACAAGCGAACTTGAAATATTGTTCATGCTACCTGCAGAATTAGAAGAGCCACTTGATTTACAAGTTGAGACAGCAATAAAACCTGCAGATAACATGGTTTGGGAGTTCGAAAATAAAGTAATGAGGGATCCAAATATTGCAGACTTAGAAAAAGCAGAATCAAGAAATCGGATCAATTATGGAGTATGGGTACTAAGAAAGGATAAAAATAAACCTTCAAAGCCTGATAACATGCGGAGATTACTTCCCGAAGCTATCTCGGGGATTGATTATGCAATAAAAATACCATTTAAAAGGTCTGTTTGCGACATCAATGCTCGCTGCAAAAACTGATTTATTTTATTCTTATTATATTTGTATCAAAGAAATTTAAACAATTAAAAACTTTGTATTATGGCAGCAGATAATTGCGCACCAAAATTAGCCAACACCGGTAAGCCGGGTTGCATTACAATAGCAGATGTGACAACGTTTGCTTATTTCGATATGGCAAAAGACTCAGCAGGTCTGCCAAAGGAAAGACCGAATACTGATTTAACAACACTCGCAGGAGTCGAAGCAGCTATTAATGCAGCGGATCCAAGAGACAGACTTTATCCAATTGGGAAGTTTGAGAACGTTGATCAAGTAAGGTCAGAGTCAGTTTTTTGGACTGCAAACTCAGGAAAGAAAGCGAAACTACGTGACGGATTTAAAGACTTCGTTGGTTACATCGTTAATCCTCCAAGAGAACTTGCAGATAAATTAAACGAGAATGGAAAGCAGCAATTCGGTTGGCACTTCTTAGATGATTCTAATCACGCGGTTACAAAGAAAGGTTCTACAACTTCATTGTGTAAGCCAATCTTAATTGACAACGACACTTTTGACGCTGTTTATCTTGAGAAAACAGATGCTGCTCCTGCAATGTTGATGATTGCTTTCCAATGGAAGTCTACAGAAGAGGACTCAGATGTAAAAGTTCTTACTGGACTTGATTACACCGGAAGCGACATTAATGGTTTGTTAGATGCAGATGCGATATTCTCTAACGAGACTATTAACGGTTTCACAGCAACAATCACAACTACTTGTTATGGAGACGCTGTTGAAGGAATGGTTCTTGGAGATTTTTCTCTTGAAGAAATTACTCCAACACCGGGAGACGTTACTGGAAACATTGCTTCTGTTACAGAAAGCGCACCGGGAGTTTATGACTTCGTATTTACTGCGCCTGAAACATTAGGAGACGTGTTAAGATTAACCGGTACTTATGCAGGTTATGACCTTTCAGCAATGTCAGATGGAACGAACGACATTACTATTTAGTAATTAATTATTATAATAAAAGCTCGCTTTCTCAGGATTGCGAGCTTTTATAGGTATAATCTAAAAAGTATTATCATGTCAAAAACAAAAGCAACAAGCGTTATCGTTTCAGGAGTTGAGTTTCAACTACCATTCAAAATGAAAAAAGCACGTTTCACTAAATTATACGGTGGGAAGTTTGGAGAAAAAATAGATGAGGTATTCGAAGCCTTAAAAAAATAATAAGGCAACAGCCTAAATGGAAAAGCCTTGCAATTTGTAAGGCTTTTTTTGTAATATGGAAGCATTAAAAAGATTAGCAAAGAACTTCATTGCCTTGGACGTGGATAAAATCATGTTCAAAACAATGACCGACAATCCAATATTGGAGAAGCTTGCCATTCAACTAAACCAAAAGCGACAGTTGAAGTTCGGTTTAACAGCTAATAATGATTTTCTCGGGGAGTATGCTGATGGTTCAGGTCCAATTGAGTTACATGATACTGGCGCATTTTATGATTCCTTTGAAGTGATCCTTGAAGAGGGTGGTTTCTTTATTGATGCGGACGGTCAAAAAGACGATAAGAATCTATTTACAGAGTACGGTCAAGACATCACCGGACTGAACGAAGAAAATTTAACTATCTTTATCGGACGATTAATACCTTTAGTGCAAAAAACAATTTTAAAAATGATGTTCAAAAATGTTTTATAAGAAGATTGAAATATACAAGAACATTGATGAAATGCCGATTTGGAATTTTAAAAAGATACTTGAATCGGGGGACCTTTCATACATGTTGTCTACCGGGGTGCTAAAGCAAAAGGTAAGAAAGAAAACGGCAAAAGCATTAGACGAGGCTTGGATAAGTGTTTATAATCAATACTTGCAAACTTTCGGATTGAACAAACTTTATATTCAGATATTAGAGCAGGAAGAGAAGATTGCTTTCCTGAAAATACAAATGTGGACTCGAGGGAAGAAAGGATTAAGCGCGATCATAAAAGCAGAGGAAAAAAGACTCGCAGACATGATAATACCAAACAAAGGTAATAAACAGTCATTTGAGCAGGATTTAGTTGTAATACAAAAGCACAATGGTTTCTTGATTGAAGCAAAACAAACATCAGTTCGCATGTTCTATACTTATGTTAAGACAATGGAAAAAGAAGCGGACGAAATACGAATGAGAAATGCCAGAGAAAATAGATAATAATGATGTGTTTAGCAGTGATTTTCTCGAACCACAGAAAAAGTCGTTCAGGGAAATCATCGAATTGGTTAAACTTTTCGAATCTGAGCTTAAGGATGTTCTTGAAGTTCAAAGGGAGATTTTAAAAACTTCTGATAAAAAGAGTGTTGAGTCACTTGAAAAAAGGAAGAAGGCTGTTACAAAGGTCAATCAAGTGAGTAAAGAAATGCTTAAACTTGAAAAGCAAAGAAAAACATTGTCTTCTCAATTGGCTATTTCTGAAAGTCAGCAAGCAAAAGAAGTTCAAAGGCTGCGTGTTGAAAAGCAGTTAAAAACTAAAGCTTCAAAACAAGAGATACTTATTGAAAAGGGATTGATTGGAGAGTATAAAAAGCAATCAATTGAACTTGAAAAGCTGAGAACTAAATACAAGAATCTTGCCGCATCCGAAAGAGGAAGTTCAAAAGAAGCCAAGAAGCTGTTGAGCGACATTACAAGACTTGATAAGAAACTCAAAAAGATTGACGGTGCTGCAGGACAATTTGGACGTCAAGTAGGAAACTATCCAAAGGTATTTGGAAAGGCTGCAGGTGCGCTCCGTTCTTTTGGTTTGGCTATTGGTGGCCTTGCTATCATGCGTAATATTTTTGGAATCGTTAAAGACTTCGAACAAGCACAAGCTGACCTTGCTTCGGTACTTGGAGTGAACGTGGATGAAATGGCAGAACTTACGGATCAAGCAAGAGAGCTTGGTGCAGCCACTCGTTTTACTGCAGGAGAAGTTTCAGGACTTCAAAAGGAATTTGCAAAGCTTGGTTTTGATCAAACCGAAATAAAACAAATGACTGAATCGACACTTGCCTTGGCAGGAGCAACCGGGACAGAACTCGCAAGAGCTGCAGAAGTAACCGGATCCACTCTTAGGGGGTTTGGTTTAGACGCATCCGAAACACAAAGAGTTGTTGACGTAATGGCCAAGTCGTTTAGTTCATCTTCATTAGACATGGAGAAGTTCGCAACGGCAATGTCAAGTGTTGCACCAGTAGCTAAGACAGCAGGATTGGATATTGAAAAAACCACAGCTTTATTAGGAACATTAACAGACAGAGGGATCGATGCTTCCACAGCAGGGACTGGATTGAGGAACGTATTTTTAGAACTATCTAACAAAGGCATTACTTTCGAGGAAGCGATGCAAAAAATTAACTCTGCTACAGATAAGAACGCTGCAGCATTGGATTTATTCGGCAAAAGAGGTGCCACAATTGGTGTCATACTTTCTGAGACTGCAGGCGATGTTGCAAACCTAGAGGCTAAGTTAAATGACGCAGGTGGAGCTGCACAAGAAATGGCCGACAAGCAATTGAATACTTTAAACGGTCAATTGGATTTGTTAAAGTCAGCATGGGAAGGTTTTATATTGGACCTTGAAGAGGGAACTGGTGCATTCGCAGGATTGAAAGATGTAATCGGATTTGTTGCTGCAAACCTAACTACTATTATAAAAGTAATTACAGTCGCAGCCTCAGCAATGCTATCTTATAAAGCTGTTATGTTGGCATCATCTGTTGCAACAAAAGCTTACTCAGCAGCAACAATTGGTTTTACAATCGTTCAAGCATTGTTAACTGGTGGGCTTAAAAAGGCAACAGCAGCAATGAGATTATTTAACATTGTTGTAAAACTTAACCCTATTGGACTATTAATAACTGTAATTGGAGCAGCAGTAACAGCGATTGCTTTATTTTCAGACACAACTTCTAATGCAGAGAAAGCACAAAAAGCCTTTAATGATGCTATTCAAAAAGGTAAAGACGACACAAAAGAGTTGACGCAAGCGTTGAAAGACCAAATAATTGAAGAAGAGAGGTTGATTGATTTACAATTGAAGCGTGGAGAAATAACAAGTGAAGAAGCTGACAAATTAAGAATAAAGTCTATTAAGGATCAAAAGAAAGAACTTCGTGAATTAATAAGAACAGAGGTTGATAGACAAGACAATATTGAACAAGCATTTAGAAGAGAAAAAGCAAGATTGAATGAAGCTAAATCAGGAATATTAGGATTTGGTTCAGGTGGTGGTGTTCTTGAACAAGGGATATTAGATTTAAACATCCAATTAAATGAAGCTTTAGGAAATAGAGAGGGAGCGATTAGAGAGTTAGAGGAACAATATGATAACCTTGTTAAAAAAGAACAAGAAATTGCTGCAGAAGAAATTGCAATTGAAATCGACAAGAACGAGAAGATTGAAGAAGAGAGAAAGCGAGCGAGAGAAAAACGAGCAAAAGAACTGCAACTTTTAAGAGATAGATTGGAGGATTTGGACGACGAAGCAATTGTTGATGATGAACAAAGGCAAATTGAAACGTTAAAAACAAAGTCAAGAAGAGAGATAGAGGCTATTAAAGGCAACTCAGAGGTTGAAATTCAACTTAGAAATGAATTAAAACTAAAAGAACTGAGAGAAATTGCAGCAATAGAAGACGACTTCAGAAAGCAAAGAGAAGCAGATGCGTTCAAAACGGTTCAAGTAATTGGACAACAAGAGCAGGAGCAACTTGCCGAGCAAATAAAACTTAAAGAAATCGCAGCACAAAAGGAGCTTGATATTCAACTGGAACTTGCCGAAAAGAAACCCGAGGACGTTGACGTTGATAAATTAGAAGACTTATTAAACCAACGTTACGACCTTATCAAACGTGCATTGGAAGACGAAAGGGATTTATTGCTTATGAATGAAGAACTTACCGATGAAGAGCGTGAGTTAATAAACATACAATTCAACAATAGACTGGCTGAGAATGAAAGAAAAAGAGTGGATAATATTGACAATGCAAATAACCAAATTATTGATGCTCAAATCGACACATCAAATAAACTTCATGACATAGAAGAAAAGAAACGTGAGGATGAGGCTGCTGCCGAGAAGAAATACTTACAAGAAAGGCTTGATGCATTGAAAGGGTTTGCTGAAAAAGCCATTGAAATTGCAGACGCGAAAACTGACAAGCAAATAGAGAACATCGACAAGGAGTTAGAGGCAAGTAGAAACAGAGAACAACAACTCCAGGAGCTTGCAGCAAAAGGCAATCTTGCAGCGGATCAATCTGTAACTGCTGAGATAAGAAGACAAGCGGAACTGGAACGACAAAAAGAAGAATTGGAGAAAAAGAAAGCACGTCGACAAATTATACTTGAAGGGTTGGACCTACTATCTGCTAAAATTGATGCAGGAGAAAAGGACGCAGTTACATCAACGCTTAATGACATGACACGTTTATTAAGCGCATTGGCTTTCCTGCCGGGATTTATTAACGGAACAGAAACAACTGTTGGTGCTGCATTAGGTAGTCCAAACATTCAAACGAATGATCAGGATAAGTATGCAATTAGAGTAAACGGAAAGGAGAAAATATTAAACCCTTATTTATCAGGGAGAACCGGGAACGCAACCACAACAGAGATTGTTGACGGTTATTTACGTGACCAGTCGAACCTTCCTGATGCATCTGCATTAATACGGCCACAAATCGCAGCTTTACATGCTCCATTCCAAGATCAAACGCAAATATTAAAAAGGCTTGAAGACGTGTCAAGAGCAATACAAGACAAACCTATTCTTTCAGACTTGAAGTTTAACGATTTAGAAAAAGTGTTCACTATTACAAGAGAACAAGCAGGCAATCTGTATAAAACGCATTACAACTTAAAAGACTAATGGCAATTGAAGTAATACTTAATGGAGACAACGAGTCGGCAATTAAAGAGTTGCACGACTTGGAAATTATCGCAAGCGTTGAAAAGGGAAACGTCAACGCAAGGATTACAACGGAGCAAATAACTCTCGTTAATCAGTACGCACAATTAGTTCGTAACTATATTTCAGGAGGTGCGAATGGAACAACAAACGGAATTTTTGAAGGTTTGGATTTGCAGATGAACGAAAACGGTGTTAATGTATTTGATGGTTATCTTGACTTTTTAAACGACTTTGAAATTGTGGATCCGACAACGGTAAAAGCAAGAATAAAAAAACATAATGGTAATAATAATTTTCAAGATCAAGCGAACGGTTTAACCTATGGTTTCTTAGCTTCAATTAATGTTATCGGAAATAACGACTACATAAACATCCCTTACATAAATGAGAAGGAATTTAACTTCATTGAATTTGCTTTTTTAGTGAAGTCTATTTATGATGTAACAAGGGAATTAGAGTCTTTACTTAAAGACATCCCTGAATTAGCTGCAGATTTAGTTGCTCATATTACTGGAGGTGTCACCGGAACTGCAGCAGGAGCTGTGTGGTCCGCTGCAAGATTGGCAATTAACATCACTTTTGCTGCATTGATGGTTGTTCTTTTAATTAACTTAATAACTGAATTAGTACGCTATATTATCTCTCCAATAAAGTATCACAAAGGGATTAAATTAAATAGATTGATTGAAATAGGAGTTAACTTTTTGGGCCTTCAATACAACACATCAATTGCTGATTTGCCGGAGATAGGAATAATGCCAAGCAAAACTGGAATTGATAAAGACGTTCAACAAAATAAATTGATAAATGGAATTGTTATTAATCAACCCGGTGTTGGCCACCCATCAACAGCAGACTTCGGTTATACTGTAGGAGAGGCTCTTGAATTAATAAACAGTACTTTTTATGCGGAGTGGACAATTAAGAACAATACGCTTGAACAACACAAAGTAAATGCTCCATGGTGGACTCAAAACAGTCCATACGTACTAACAGACATTTTGCAGGAATCAATCGTTCACAACGCGAGTGAGCTTGTTTCTGATAAGGTAATTGTATTTAAAACGGATCCAAAAGACGTTAATTCTTTGGAGAATTTTAGAGGGCATACTTACGAAATAAGAACTCGTCCAATAAACGTTAATGATTCTCGCAATATTTTAATGAATGGATTTGACAGAGTTGATATTCCTTACACTTTAGGGAACAGAAAGAACGCTTTAAATAATTTCGAGAGGCTTGCATTAAAGTTATTTCAAAAAATAGACTCTTTAATCAATCAATTTGGTGGAAGTTCAAACACGACTAACATAATAACAAGCAGAATTGGAGTTAATTTATTAGAGACAGATTACGTGAACATTCCCAAAATGATGAGGTTAGACTCCAATAATAGACTTCCTGCCAATTCAAGAGCAACATGGTCAGCTAAGTATCTTTACGACATTTATCACAACGAGGGTTCATTTGTCCTTAACAATTTTGGAGGGCAATATCTACTTTATAAAAACGTGAGAGTGCCATTCGGATTTTCAGATTTTAATCAATTAACTCAAAATTCGTATTTTAGCGACTCAAATGGGAGGCTTTGTAAGTTAGAGCAAATTGTGTGGAATGTGAGTCAAGATTTTGCGCTTATTGATTACAGAGTTAAACAAAAATACACTTCTAATTTGCAGGAAACTTATATTGAAGAAGCATGATGACAGATAAGACTCAGATATTAAAAACATTTCAAGAAAAAGCAGACAAATTACTTGATAGTATGTCAAGCTTTAAGCCGAGTATTGACGCCATTGAAGAGTTGGCTGTTGAAGGTCTTAATGATTCAGGCAAACAAGTGCTTGATCAATTTAAAAAAGAAAGCTCAAATATTAAAACCCCAAGTGAATTAATCGCTTTGAGAGACAATTATTTACAAAAACTAGAGGATGCCAGAAAGTAAATCCATAGGAACTAAATATTACAACCAATTTAATAACGGTGAGAACTTTGATCAAAACTTAGCTGACTACACCTATAATTTAGTTGGAAATGTTGGAGATAGAATTAAAGTTATTCAACAAGTTGCAGTTTGGTGGATTTCAGACAGTGATGCTGTTAATCCTTTTGAAATAACTCTCGCAGGAAATACGCTGCAAAGGAGTGCAGGGAGTTTTGTGAATGATGGCTTTATTGTTGGCGACATTATTGAGCTTCGTGATATTGGCGGTGCTTCAAACATATTTGTTGACCGTAACATAGTGTCAATGACTGCCACAGAGATTACTTTTGATGGTGCTGCAGTTGGATTAGGTTCTTACACCAACGCGAGACTTTATGGAAAGACGCCATTAACTTCATGTCGTTTTAAATTTGGCCTGATTGAAAACTCGGAGCCTACAAACTTTGTATCTAAAATAGATGGAATTGCAGAGCAAGCATACACAAACGCAGCAATTACTGGTGTAGCACAACCAATGGATGCCTTAACCGGGGTTAACTCATGGAAAGAATCAAGCGATTCTGTTACAATTAAATCTTTAGGCGCACCTGCACCACAAAATCAAAACTATGCACAATCTTTCGAGATTGAGCACATATTCATGATATTGCCATACTATTTGGATGGAGAGCTTACAAATCTCCAAACATTAGTTGCTCCAGTTTTATTTACGACCACAAATTCATTGAAATATGTATTTAGTTGTGATTTCAATACTTCTCTGTCTAATCCAAATGGCACGAAGGACATAACTGTTGATGATGTTCTTGGAAGTGTTGGTTGGTACAATGAAAGTTTAAACGGTAATGCAAACTTTTACAATGTGCGTTCATTGGTTTACACAAACCAAGACACGTTACAAGTAGTGAGTCAAATAAACTCACAACAAAAAACAAAAGTTGAATTTGATGTGACGAGCGCTCAAGCTACATTTACAGCCAATACTAACTTGGTTGTTTCTATTTCTTTGCTTCCTGATTTGGCAGAATATCAACAAAACAACAACACCATTGATGAAAACTTCCTACTTGATGATGCTTATACAACAGTTGACACACCTTTCGTTGATAGTTCAATTATAACAAATTATACTGCAGTTCTTAATAATGCAGCAGAAATATCAGTTGCTTTTGATGTTGATTATTTACTAGCAGATCAACCAAGGCTTGAAAACCATTACTATGTAATATCTGTTTCAACTTGTGACGAAGCTTTGTCCGGGCAAAATACAGACAGAGTCAATCAGAAGGTGGATGTGCAACTATTCGAATACAATCCTGACATTACAGACTTGATATGGATTGATAAAATTAACCATTTTGCACATGACGTTGATGATACGGATCCTGCAAATGCTTTTGACAATTATGTCGGATGGATAGAAGACGGATTTGAAATAAAAGTTCCTTTTGAATTGAACAATGATTTAAACGCTAAATTGAAAATATTAAAAGTTCATTTATCAGCATTCAATCCAACAACGGACAACAGATTTGATTTACAAACTTATAACTTCAATCTTTCAGGAGGAGTTTTAATAAACCAAGCACCCCTGAATCCATACATAGCATTTAATCTTCAAACAACAAGAGGTTTTGAACTCGTAAATGGCAGTCAATTCAATAAAGCAGAATTGGTTACTTTAGGTCCAGGACTTAGAGGGCCAATAAATGTTGATCAATACGAGTTGACTTTAGGGTTAAAAGCCAACATGGAAGAGTGGATTGCTCAACCAGATGCGGACACCGTTTTTTATGATGTAAACGAGCCTGAAAATGGCTTAAATAAGAAGGCTTCGAGGTATTCTCTCCAAGAAGGGTATGAAATAGTTGTTACTGTAGAAGCAGATGTTCAAGTTGGATTTGGGTTTTTCAATATTAATCCAATAATAACTAATTATTTATTTCTTTCTCAGCCTCATTCTTATTATGATTATGATTTAGACAACAACGGAACGCCTGCATGGTCTGTCAATATTGTTACTTTTGATGAAAGCGGAGCGAATACAAGTGGAATATTAAAAACAACAGAGAACACAACAGTAAAAGCAACTTTCACTCCTTTAAGTGGAGTAACAAGTTTGGTGGATCCATACGCGATAATTAGATTAAACCCGGTCGGAGGGAACATCAACACAATACTGGAGCTTAGTTCATTACGAGAAAGTATTATTGGAAACATATTAATTCCATTGGCAGGAGAAAGCTACACGAAAATAACTGATGATGGATTGACAGTATTGGTTGAGTGTTTAATTGACGGCACTCTTTTAGATGATTCTATTGATTATTTATTGACTGCTGAATTGCGCGATAGTTCAATAGTGGATGGAATAATAACAGAGTTAGGAATATTGATAACAACCGAAAATGACGATGTATTAATAATTGAGTAAATTTGTAACAAATGAGTATTAAATATAGTGAAATATTAGCAGCGGATGAAGTTTTATCAGCAGGCGCAAATGACATTATTGTATTAGCAATTGTTGATGGTGGTGCGCCAACTGGCTACACAACTAAAGCCATAAAGGTAACAAACTTTTTGAGCGGTGTAACACCAAACCTTCAAACAGTAGCAACAGCAGGTTCAAGTGCAAACATAACAACAAGCTTTAATGTTTTTGTTACTGATAACACCGTTGAATTATATTCTGTTAATGGTACAACTGGAGATACTGCTGCAATCATTATGGACTCAACCTCCAATTCAGGGTTTACTTATGCAGATGGTACATTTGGAGAATCTACTTTTATTATTAACGCTTCTATAATGCAAATTGGAGATAGCCTTAATTTACAAGGATTAAGTTATCTTGCTGATTATTCTGCTCAAGGTATTATAGCCTATGGTGATAGATGGATTCCTGACAAAGGTTATGTTGATTCTGTTGCGGGAGGTGATGGTAATGGTATTTTTGACGTTGCAAATGATGGTGGGACAATTCCAATATCCTATGAAGCAGATTTAACTGACACATTAAATATTGGTGCTAATACTTTTTTTATTAGTAAAGCAATAGGTGGAGTTGGTATAAACACAACTGCTGTTACTGGAGGTTCATTTAGGGTTCATGGTTTAAATGGTGGGCAAATCGCATCATTTAGAAATCATTTAGGAACTACACAAGTAATGTATATTGAAAATGATAGTACAGTAAGAATTGATGCTTTAAATGCTGATTCTTATTTTTCTATTGGTAATACATTAAGCACTTTAATTAAACTTAGAGTAAAAGGAAAGTCGGGTGATACTTGGCTAACAAGAATGGAAAGAAACACTGGTTCAATTGCTTTTGAAGTTCTTGATAGTGGTAATGTTGCAGCGAGAACTTCAGCCGGAAATCCTTTATTCAACACAGATGCAACTGGTGTGGCGGTGGCTTTTGGACATGGTACACCAACAGCCGGAACAGTTCATTTTAAGGACATTGATTTATTAGTTGAAGGTGGAACGGATTTAAACCTTTTAAATATTGACGAAAGTACAAATCAATTTGCAGTTGGATCAACACCATTTGCAAACGTAAAAGCATCATTTACTAATAATGGCGCACTTACTTATTCGTTTCTTGTTTTAAATTCAGATACAACAAAGAACTTTCAAGTAATGGAAACTGGAGTTGTTGCAACTAACGGTCAGATTTTGGTAAATTTGGGTGTAACTCCAACTTCTGCTTCTGCAATTAATTGCTTTGGAGATATTGAAATTCCAACTGCAAAATGGCATTATTTTGGTGATCCAACAACAGACGGTTCTTATAGAATGGGTGCTGATGGAATTGGAAACCTTGTTATTGAAGAAAGAATTGCGACAGTTTGGACTAATTTACAAACTTGGTAGTATAATAATTAAAAATAAAAACAATGAAATTACAAAGCAATATTGATTTGACTTATTCTTTTGGAAATGTAAACGGATCCACAGAAGTTGGAGTTGTTGAAGGGTTTATTAATAGAACACAAACAGATTTGGAAGGAAACAAAAACTTTCTTTTTTCTTATAAAACTCCTGAAGGTGTTGCTATTAAAACTGATTGGTTAAAAGATTCAATAACAAAAGAACAAGCAGATGCACTTTATTCTGCTGTTGCTTCAAGCCTTCCTGACATTTCAGTTGTTGGTTACTCTGCTTGGAATGATTCCCTTTTAATGGAGGCTTTTCGTGTTGAAATGGCTGCGACATTTGGTGTTGAAGTTGCAGATATTGATATTATTACATAAATTCGTGATAAATCAATATAAAAATCATGGCAAAAGAAACTAACAAAGACCAAGCAGCAAAGGAAAAAGAAGTGGTTGATCAACAATTTCAGAATAATTTGGAACAAGTTTTCACACTAGCAAGATTGCAATTAGTGACATCAAGCCCAAATGATAAAAAAGCTTTAATTGATTTAATCAACTTTGAAACACAAGCTATGAAAAGAATAATTTAAATGTCGATACTTCAAAGAATACCGGGCGCAAATTTAATGCCTCTTTCAGGTATGTCAAGTCAGTTAGAGACTAAAACATACGTTGAAGGGGCCGGGACTCCAGTAACTCTTTTCAAGGAGTGTATTGGTTCTGTTACGGTATTTGGAGATTTAACAGACAATGATCCACTTCACAATGACTTCAGCTCATTTTTAGCTTTTCAATTTCCGGGGACAACTGTAGAGTACATCTTAATGAACGGATCATGTAACGAGATTGCTGTTTTAAACGACAATACTTATGGGACGTATTATCCACAAGGCTTTCTTTTAATTGCAAGTGGGTTTACTTTTATACAAAACCTTTATCTTGGTTATAAGGTCGACTGGCAAAAAGTTCTGCAATTGCATGGAGATGGACTTTATCAGATTAAAAAGAAGATAACAAATGGCCTAAATATTACAGAAACGAAGAGTTGTTTGTTTGATTTATGCCAGTATTCAGATGCAAGAGCAGACGAAACAGTAAGAATTGAGACTATTCAAAACGGCAAGACCGGGTTCGGCATAGATTACAGAGGCGTTAATTGGGATCAACAAATAAGATTCCCGGGGTTCTTTGGAAATAAACAAAGAAGATTAGAGCAGGACGATTACCTTGACAAGAACAGAAGGGTTACTCAAATTCAAGACACTTTGATCCACGAGTTCACTTTAGAGCCATATTTATTACCTCATTGCATGCGTGAGTTTATTGATGAGATACTTCTTGCGAATAACATATTGATTTCGGACTATAATCAGTTAAACACAGACAACCTTAAAAATATTAATGTTAAGCCACTTTCAATTGACACAGAATACTTCGGTAAAACGAGAAAGGCTGCAGATGAAATCAAGTTTGAAGAAAGGATCCAAAACCGAGTTAAAAGAAATGTAAGATGATATTGACAAGACAACCCCAAAACGGCAAGAACACAATCGGAATATTAGACTTCGAAGGGCATCAATTGGCAACGGTTGAGCTTGCATGGAACGATAATAAACGAGGTAAAAGCTGCATTCCTCCTACTATTATTATGGTAGATGGTAAAGAAAAACGAGTTAGACCTCCTTATAAGGTAAAACCTCGAACGTCTGCAAAGTTTAAAAAACACTTTATTATCTGTGACACTACTCCAAGAGAGTATGTATTATTTCACCCTGCTAACTTTTCTTACCAATTACGAGGCTGCATTGCTCCTGGACTTGGCCACAAAGATATTGACAAAGACGGCTTGATTGATGTTTATAGTAGTAAGCCTGCCATGAATATACTTCTTGACAAGTTCCCAGACGGATTTGAATTTGACATTATACAATCATGAGTTTAGGAATAAAAACAATAACAGCAATAGGTAAAGCCTTCAAAGACAGCAAGGGGAACACTTCATTAATGAGGTGGTTAGCACTTTTTGTTGTTGCAACTGGGTTAATTTACCCATTTACTGTTGAGGTTTTATCCATAGTTGATGCAGGGCTTTCAACATCGCTTGTAACTTTAGGCCTTGGAGGGAAGTACATGCAAAAGAAAGTCGAAGAAAAATGAAACTACCATTCACACCACATCAACTTGTAAACTTAGTGCTAATTACAGCCCTATTGCTTGTTACGTTATGCTCTAAGCCAACCGTAATTGTAAACAAAGGAATAAGTCCGCAGGAGTTAAATAATGCCTTAGAGAAGCAGAAAGAGCAAATGCTCCAAGATATTGACCTTAAAATAGAACAAAATGCGTTTAAAAAAATTACAGTTATTGATAGCCTTATGTCTGTTAAGCACCTTCGGGACAGTTTACGGTCAGTCGCACTCGGTAGATTTAGGAGATAGCATCAAATATTCTGCTTATGAAGATAGTCTTTCAATAGATTGTCTGCTTAAACAAAAAGAAAAGGACACAATTATCGCATCACGAGGCAGAAGAGTTGAGAGCCTTTTGCGTGTTGCGGTAATTGACTCCTCAACTATCTCAAACCTTGGAATTGAAAACGGGATCCTGCAGAAGGATAACGACGACATGAACATTAAACTTAAAAAAACTCCTAAGAAACTTTTGATTGTTGGAGTATTAGGGTTTATATTTGGAGTTCTTATACCATAAGCGCAGTTCTTTGCGCTCATAGTTTGGATTTTAGTTAGAAAAGCCGAGGGTTGTTCCTTGGCTTTTCGCTTTTTATAAAATAAAAGTACATTATTATGCCTTTATGCTTGCGTGTTAACATGAAGCACCTTATATTAGACCTAACTAAAAAACAAACAAAAACAATATGGCAACTTATACGAACAAAGCAACCGGAGAAACTTACAAAATGGGAGGAGTAAAAAACTTAGAACAAGCATGGAACCTTGCCGAATTTGTATGCAATAGAAAAAACTGGAATTTTGAAATGTTTTGCAACGACGTAAAAGTAACCTTCAAATAATGACCTTCAAGTACTGCAAAAAATGTATAACAATGACACCCCACCAAAACGGAGTGTGCAAATATTGTAAAAAATGAAAGAACTAATTCAAACACTATTAACCAAGAAGTCCACCTTTATAGAAGGCCACCTCCAAGACGGAGTTGTAAACGTAAGCGTTCAATACACGCCTTATAATTTTAGTATAGAACTAACTTTTGAAGACGACAATTTAACCAACGTCGGATTGTCTGATGATATTGGAGGAACCGTTATTTTATACGGCCAACTTATAGGAACGCACCAACTGGTAATGTTCGAATTGGAGCAAAGTATTAACATGGACACAATTAACTACAGTAAATTAATAAGCTAAAAAACAAAAACTATGAAAAAGAAGATTCAAGAAGTGCATGACTATTTTAGAAATAAGATTGCAGCAGGAAAGTACGAAGTGAAAGAAGTTGATGAATATACAATAAGGATAATTGTCGACAAAATCTACACTTTTAACATTTGGATAGCAAACGGAAGAGATTACATAATAATGTATGATGGCAAAGAAAACTACATGGAGGTTCAATTTGAAAAAATAGACCAAAATGCCATTTGGAAACGAATCCAAAAAATAAAATCAAAGCACTATGAGGATGTTGTAAAGGTTCAAAAGCTTAAACAATTTGAAAGCTTGAAAAAGGAGTTAGGAATTAAATGCGAAGGGTAATGAGAGTATCTAAAACAATAAGTCCTGCAAGCCCAGTTCCTTACAATGAGCTGCAGGCATTTTACAGAAACGTGAGGAATCGAATTTATGGAATAACAAGAAGTCAACCGGTACGTTCACAGTTCCCGGTTGGCGACCACCGGGATAATAAATTTAAAGCGAAATAGAATGAAGATAGGAGATAAAATACAAGAACTAAAAGACGAGCAGAAAGTAAAGCGCGACCATATTGCTTCAGATACTGGATTGCATAAGCATACGATCAAGAAAGTTGAAGACGAAAACGACGGAAAGCTGTCCGTTATAAAACAGATACTTGGATCCTTGGGCTTGAACAAAATGGAAATAGTCGCGTGGAAAGAAACCCCCGGAGGGAGGAAGTCTAAAACAACAAAAATAAAAGTATAATAAAGTGCCTTTTAACTTGCGTGTTAGCATTGGATGGTTTACTTTAGACTCAACTAAAAAACTAAACGGTATGACTACGCAAGGATTGACAACAACACTAGAACAAGGATTTGAAAGAAGAACACTAACATGCTTCTTTTCCGACGGCCAAGGATGGAAAACAAAATGTTTCACAACTTGGAAGGGAGAGGATAGCGGAGAACTAAGCTTTTCAGATAGCACTTGGTTTTCTACTCTAGAAGAGTGCGAAGAAGACCTTAAGAAAAGAGAGCAAGGATTTAAAGACCTTGGTTGGAAATAATAACAAGCTAAAATCAAAAACAAATGAAACTAATCCCGCCATCAGTAAAACAAGAACTGGAGATACTTAAAACGCAGGACGAGGCTCCTTATGTATTTCTAAACGACAAGATTGAATTTTGTGTCAAACTGTACTCGCCAAATTATAAGGAGCTAAAGAAGTATGATGTGTTTAACATAAAACAAAGGTTCCCACAGCTGATAGACCATAACCACCTCAGCCCGGAGCAAATAGACTTCTTATTCGAACAGTACACTTACGCAGTAGAAAGTATTTAATAACTAAAATCAAAACAAATGCAAAAAATTAGTAAAGCCATTATCGAGGTAATGAAGGAAGTAAAAGGCATGGAGAAGAACTCCACAGTCGGAACCGGGAACCATTCTTATTCCGGGACAAAGGATGCGGACGTAAAACAAGTGTTTAACGATACGCTAACGAAACACGGCCTTTGTATTTTACCAATAGGAATTGAAGAAGAGACAGAAATAACAAAGTGGGTGGATCCACAATATCAAAAGCAAAAGCAATCGGTATTCACTAAAGTCAAAACGAAATACTTACTTCTTCACGAATCAGGGGAGAGCATTGAACTTGCAGGGTATGGTCATGGAGTCGACACCCAAGACAAGGGAGCAGGAAAAGCGACAACTTATGCTTTAAAGAACTGCTTACTATACACCTTTTTAACCCCAGTAGGGAAAATAGACGACACCGACAACGACCACTCGGATGAAATAAAGCAACCACCAACAGAGTTTGAGATTGCTCTTGAAGAGTTTAAAAATGCACCGAATAAAGAAGTACTGGGTGCACTTTGGACTAAATATAAAAAGTGGCAACCTCAGCCTTTAATTATAGCTGCAAAAGATAAACGCAAAGCTGAATTAAGTAAATAGCCATGGCATACTCAAAAGAACAACACCTCCAAGAGAGGGAATA